TCTCAATCTGCAATCTCGAATCGGTCGTCTCGAACCACTCCGTCCAACAGCAACGATTGTTCCACCAAAACAGTCTAAGGTAAACATTCACTTCGTTGGAGCTGAGTATTCCAGCGCTCAGATTACTAAATGCGTTGAGCTGCCTAATGTAGTCCATTCCGTCACACCTCTCCTCTCTAGGAAGGGGTGCTTTCTACCCAATCCACAACAGCATCACGAACGAGCTGCCCGATCTCTTCAAACGACCAAATCACAGGCTCATCTTTCATGTTCCATGCGTTTTCGTCCATTTTGCTGATGCATTGGACGAAAAGCTCATTCTCATGCGCGCCCTGATACGGATTCACGATAAGTTGCAGAACAGCCCGCGATTGATATGCACTCATTTTCCCGAGTACCTTTTTGTACGTCGCCCAGCCCTTGCGATTGTTTCCACCTACGGGCTTAAACCCGTATTCCGTCAATCGCTTCAAATCATTGACCACAAACAAATCTCTCACCTACCTAATCACAGTATGAAGTGTTGCAATGCGAGCATCCTGTGATAACTTCAGTCACCGCCTCCTCATTGGAATATCCGGTGATTTCGTCGTATTCCTCACCGTCATGACAGCTTATGAGCCCGTGTTCCGTCCACTTCCTATATCCTGACCTGCGTTCGATCAACCCAAAACCATCATGTCCATAAAATTGATAGATGTTCCTGCCGCATCGGTAGCACCGCCCATCAGGAGGCGCAAAGTACGGTGCTCCCGTTTCTTTGCAAAATTTCTCTTGTGCTTCGATGCAGTCCTTGATTTCCTGATCGCTCTTTTCATGCAGAACTTTTTTCATTGGATTTCCTCCTGCTTTTCTTCCGCAGACCGTACACATCCGCGATTCTCTCATCAATCTTGACCGGCTCAAGGAAATACCGCCTCAGAAAGGCCTCCTGCCCGATGCTGTGAATCTCCGTGTGATGCTCCCTGCAAAGAGGAAGCGCACGCATCCCGATGTGACAGATCTCCTTGCGGTTGCGCCCCATTCCGACCGCATCGACGTGATGCAGCTCCGCTTTCCTGCCACACACCGCGCACCGCTTATTCATGAGGCACGCCCACACATAGCGCGGGATGTCCTCTGAGAGCTGATACAACGGCTCTCCCACGTCCACACCGTGAAGCAGACAAAAGTCAATGAGATACGTGATAAACAGCCGCGCCGTCGTCATGTCGCAGTCAGACAGTGAAAATGTCCTTCTGAGCGTTTCCGCTTCGCCGACGAACATGAGTTTTAGCATTTCCTTCATCGCCTCAACGGGCGTATACCCCCACCATGCGGCGATGTAGGAGATGAGGACGTATGCTTTCTTTCGCTGATCGGCAGATATGTGACGTGCGTCGACAAGCTCCACACCGACAACAGATTGATAACCCTCCGGCTTTTTCTTGTCATGAGGGAACGGGACAAAGATGATAAGCCCGTTATCCCGCTCCTCCATAACATCACCTAGGAGCACCATCAGAAGGGAATGTCGTCATCGTCAGTGCTGTATCCGCTGCGCATCTCCTGCTCGATGCACTTCTTTTCAGGCGGCGTAATCCCCTCAATCCCCTCAATCGGCAGAATACCGATGCACTTGGTCGAGGTGTAAATCTTGCCATTGTAGATGTACTCCTCTTCGCGGAACTTACCGCCGAAGAGTTTCCCGACAAGGCTCTGCTCGTTCCAGTCCCATGTGTAACCGGGATTGGACTTCTCGATGTTCTGGAGCATTCCCTTGAACCGTCCCTGCTGCTCGCCTGCTGTGAGCTGATAGTACATGCCGCCCCATTTTGCCTCGGCGTTTCCCACCTTACGCACATCATATTGCTTGCGGTAGTAGCCCGCATACGGGCCACTCTCGATGTCAAAGGCAATCGTCAGCATCTCTGCGCCGCTCTTTGCCTCTCCCAGCTGCACCTTCACGATACGGCACTCATAGCCCCCCGGCGGCAGAGGAATGTATTCCCCTGTTACGGCGGCTGTCGTATCCCAGTCACTCGGTTTCTGCATCATATCAATTCTCCTCCTGTTTCATCCTTTGCCGATGTTCCCATTCAGCATCTTTCTCAACAAGCGTCTGCATCAGCTTAAACACCTTGTCCTTGTGACGGGGTGCCATAATTTCAAAGCCGTCTGCATTCTCCTCAAACCCGCATACATATTTCGGAAATGCAGGTTGAAATGTTTTCGTCTGCGGATTTAGACGTACCCACGGTCGAATACGAAAGCGCCATTTCAGGGCATCATATCCAATTTTCTTGAACAACCGTTTTTGCGCCTCTACCTCATTCGCAGCAATAATGCTCGGAAACTGCCACGCCTTCTGAGCAGCGTTCCAAATACGATAAATGATGCGCTTAGGTCGCTTTGACTTCCGTTTCGCCATCCTCCTCCTCCTCATACTTCTTCAACGCCGCGATGACCGCAGCCATATCGTTTGGGATCTCCTTATCGAAACAATCCATCGGGCTTTTCGCTGTAGAGTGATCTGCCTGTGTCACAAAGACGTGCCGACCGTCCAGAGCCTTTGCCCAGAGTACCGTCGTGAATTTGGATTCGAGCACAATCTTGTCGAGCTTGCGTCCACCGGTCTTTACGTGTGTCCACTGGTAGCCGCTTTCGTCATGCTCTGTAATGGAGTGTGCGATAAAGACTACGGTCAGATTCTCCCGCAGGAGATGCGCGTCCGAGATGATGTTCCAGACGCATTGCGCGAGATCGACAAACTTATCGAATCCGCGTTCCTTCGCCCTGCGCATCTCATCATCCACCATGATTGTGGTAAGCCCATCAATAACGAGCGTGTCGAACTTATCTGCCCATTCTCCCTGCATCTTCTGATAGATAGCTTCAATGGTCGGGACGCTTGAGGTCTGCGTGTAGTTCTTTTTTGTGCCGTTGTACTGCTTCTTCCACCCCTTCCACGAGAGCCCCTTGCGGTCAGCGTCAACGATAAATGTGCGGTCGGGGTCAAGCGTACGCAGCGATGTTGTCTTGCCGCTCCCGCTCTCCCCGTACACCAAAATTGCTCTGCTCATGATCCTACCTCCACATAGAAGCTCGGCTCGCCCTGTACGGCCTGCATATCCGGGATAACTTCGCCGTATTCCGTCACCACTTGCCCGTCCTTCGCCACGTGAAGCGTCTTTTTAAAATCGCCCCAGCGTACTGATTCTTCGACTTTGATGAAGGCGGCATAATTTTCTTTGACGAACGCAAGAAGCTTCGGATGCGTCGCCGTCACCTTATCCTCGCCAATCATATATGACGTACTTCCCGCACGGAAGCCGATACGCCCTGACGGTAGCTTCAACGACTTCTTTTTACCGTCCGCGGCCTTCTCCTGTGCCCACGGCAGGAGGAGCCCCTTGAGATAGGCGTCGCTATTGTCAAGCTCTGCAAGCGCCTCTTCGCGCCACTTCTCATGACGGGCGATCATGCGCTTGTACTGCTCCTCAATCAGCGCGCGTGCCTTCTCGTTCTCCTCCATCTTCTCAAGGCACCACTCCGCGCTTGCCTCATCCGTTACTGTGAAACGTTCCTTCTCCGTCCCGTACGCCGCAATCTGTTCGCTCATGATGCCAATACCGCCTTCCTGAATACGTTGATATTGCGTCGGTGTGCCTGTGCGTGCTCCTTGACCTTGCGCTCGTACTTGTTGTAACTGAGCGCAGAATCAATCGTCACAAGTGCATCGCCGGAAAAACTATCCTTGTCAATGTAGGTCAGCTCGATGTGCGCCGTCCCCTGATAGCGACGCATTTCCGCCGAGAGGAGTGTCAGCCTCCCAAACGCTTCCTCAAGCTCCACGAGGGCTTTCAGACCCTCGGGAAGCCGCTTCGGAATCCTCATCTCTACTCCTCCTCATCTATCTCATACGCTGCCGCCGAAAATTCCTGTTCGTCGAAATCAAACGCCTTGAACAGATCGCCACGCTCCATATCCTCGACGATCTCCTCTGCCTCCTCCTCAGATGAGGCTGTTACCTCGACAGCCCCCTCAATACGGAAATTTACCCTGTATCTCATGTTTGCTATTCCTCCTCATCCGTGATATACTCACGGTGAAAAACTTATTTCTTTGCGCCCTGTGCGGTTGCCGCCGCTGTGGGCGCTTTTTCTTTACACATCTTCATCTTCCTCGGGTGCATCCTGTGTCGTTTTGCCGCCTGCAAGCTGGATAATCTTATCTTTCAGCTCGGCGTTCTCTTTCTTGAGCTGATCTGCTTCTCTCCGCTTTTCGATGCGCTCCATATCAGCCTTGTCAATTCTATGCTGTGCAGTCGCGTTTTCCTCAATCAGTTTCCGATATTCATTCAGCGTGATCTGCACCGTGAGTTCTCCCGGGCATACAAAATTGTTGTAATCGGGGTTGTACCCGCCGATTTTTCCCGAAAGAACCTGATTCTCTGTCGACTTTTCATTTTCCATAGTCATACACTCCTTCTTCTTTTGCGTTTAGCTCATCCGCGCGTTCCTGCGCTTCCGCTTTGTTTGCAATAAGACCACCATCGTATTCTCTGTTTCCGTGGCAATCTTCCTTATGCGGGTCAATAAGGCGATACACTTGATACTCGACATTGCCAGCAAGATCACTAGGATACACAACCAGATGCGGGAGTATTTTCCATTTTCATTTCTTCTCCTCCTCATTCTTTACCCAGTACGTCAGTGTCAACTGATCTCCCGGGTAGATCATCCCTTTTCTTTCGAGGAGCCAAGGGTTGAGCTCCTCGATGCCGCTCTTGTATTCCAAGATGTATCGGCGCGTGCCGGTGTTCTTCGAGCAGTATGTTTCCGCGATGTCCCAGAGCGTATCTCCGGGGCGGACGACGTAGACTTCCTCGACGAGCACCGCCCCGCCATCATCCCAGGGGTTACACGCCCCAGAACAGAGTGCTGCCACCGTGACGAACGCTCCGCCAATCAGAATTGATTTCCAAAACTCATGCTTCACTCCGCGACCTCCATTCGTCTCTCTCCTCGTCGAAATTCTTCGCTATACTTGCCAGCAGATCAGATGCAAATATGATTTCCATCTTTGCATCCTCCATCCGCTTGGCAGTAAGGACTACATGTTCGATCGAAAGCAGATGCAGGTTACTGCTGTCTCCTTTCTCCATGAATTCTCTCTCATCCCCGCCATCAGAAATGGCCACCAAATATTCCTTGCTCAGCTTGCCAAGCGCCCAAACAAGGATCCCAATCATCTTTCTTCTCATGTTCTTGCCTCCTATTTCACGAGACCAATCACCTCGCGCGGACGGCCGCGCTTTCCTCATCCGACAGCTTTCGCGCCGCCAACGAGGATTGACTTCCAAAACTCACGCATTCTGTTTCCTCCTCTCTTTCAGTTTCCCCGTATAGCGTGGGAGAGAGTGAATGTACTCCACAACCCACGAATACGGGACTTTGCGATTCTCCGAGCCGCGCTCGAGCACAAATGCCAGATCACCGCTCTCGAACCGCTTGGCAACAGTCGCCGTCGAGCATCCGAGGATCTCTGCGACCTCCCCGACACTCAGCAGACGTTCCTGCGGTACTTCCGCAGGTTTCGGAGGCAGATAGACAACCTCCGGCAGCTGCTCGATGATGCGCTGCGTCACCGCCTCTGACTGTGTTGCCACCTTCTCAGCAGCGATTCGCTCGACTGCATCCGTGAGCACTTTCACGATGTCGAGCGTCGCTGCATCCGCTGCTTTCCTTGGCATATCTTCACCTCCTATCTATGAGGAAACGCCCCGCCATCTTTGCTATCTACCATGATTCGCCTCAATCGGCGGGACGTGACCTGCCATCATCAGCACAGGGAGGTCATTCCCTGCGGACGGGCTTGCGCCCGTTTCGGCTTTTACGTTTGTTTCTCCCGTGGTACAATACCCCTGAAAGGAGTTGTCCACATGATTGTCATTTTCTCTGGCCTCCTCGGCTCATTTCTTGCGTTCCTGCTCACCTATTACAAAGACCGCAAAGAGCAACGCAACCGCCTCAAAGTGAACTGTCGTATTCTCTTACATGAAGCGAACCGCCATCTGTTTTGGTTGACCAAAATCCCTGTTGCCGATCTCTCCTATTGGTTGCGAACACAAGATGACTTCAAAGAATGGGAAACCCTCAAATACCAACTTGCAGCATTCACAACAGACGAGTTTGGGATCGTCTTTGAACACTTCACAAAAATGAAAGCAATGAAGGCAACCTTTACCGAATGCCCAGAGGTAATCGGTTATCCCGAGGACTCTATAGAAGAAGCAATTCGCTTTGCCTCAGAAGCCCATAAACTCCTGTGTTGGTACGCTTATAGAGATGACCCCGAAAAGCTGCGCAAGTATTATCCAGATGCCAACCCAGATAAATCCCCCTACGCCAGAAACGAAAATAAGTTTTTTCCAATCCAGTTCCCGTTTCACCTCTGATTCGCGAATCATCCGGCGAAGGAACTGATCCTCATCCGTCTGCCAAACTCTGGTTTCCACAAGCAGAAATTTGATATCCTGCAATGTCTTTTGCGCGGGCTCGTTCGCATCCCATGTCACACCGATACGGTGTTTCAGGTAATCGCTCATCCTCTCACCTCCTTTGCCTCTCGATGAGATATGGATTTGTTCAACGTTCTGTTTCATAACGTCTTTTTGCACAAAAAATCTACACTACACCCCAAAACTTCAGAAAGGCGGACAAGCATTTCTGAATTAACTCGATTTGTTCCGCTCTCCCAAAGTGAAACGGTCTCACGAACCACTCCAACTTTTTGAGCTAATTCTAGTTGAGTTAAACCTTTACTCAAACGGGCGGCTTTCAGTCCTTCCACTATATCCCTCCTCTCAAGTCGACGAGTTATCTTTCATTACATTACTGATTATACGTTATGTAAAATAACTTGTCAAGCAAAATGTAATTTAAAATAACGTATTTTATATTCTCTTTTTGTAATGTATAATTACGTTATGAACAATCACTTTTAGAGGCAGGTGAAATGATGAATACTGGAAAACGATTGCGAGAGTTACGTGAGGCAAAAGGCTTATCACAGGAAGAAGTAGCGAAGGCTATAGGTGTAGGGCGTGTTACATATCTAAAATATGAAAATGGTGAAAATCGTCCTGTCCGAAAACTAAAGGAACTTTCTTCTTTTTTTAAGGTTTCCATAGACTATCTGCTTGGTAATTCAGATTCTCTTACTACCCCCACTGGACAAAAGATTGACGCACGCACACGTCGCCAGCTCGAAAAAGTTCTTGAGGACGATGAACTTACATATAACGGTGTAGTTTTGAACGCAGAGGACAAAGAAAGAGTAAGGAAAGCACTTGAGCTTGCCTTCTGGGATATAAAAGAGATGAACAAACGCAAGAAGTAAGGGAACGAAAGAAATGTAGGGAGGTGTGTTTGTTGTCTCTGAACATCCCTTTGCGCGTGAGAAATCTAGTGGAAAAATACGATACGTCAGACCCGTATCGGCTAGCCAAAGAGCTCAACTGTGTCGTACTTTTTGCTGATCTTCCCATGACCGTCAATGGATTCTGGAAAAGAATCTTGCGCCGCAAGCTGATCATGATCAACGAAAATCTCACAGAATGGCAACAAGCGGCGGTGCTCTGCCACGAGCTCGGTCATGTCATTTGCCATCCGGGGTATGCTGCATTCTCCATGCATATCGTTTCTTTTTCCAGTAGCCGGATAGAAGATGAGGCAAACGAATTTGCCGAGCGGCTCATGTCTTATCGCTACGATTTGGACGAATATTATGTAAGTCGTTTCCTCGTTGAAGGTTGGCATCCTTAGTTTTATTGATTGAATTAAAGTGTGCAGGGTTCAATTAGGGAGTTATTTACCATGAGTCAGATGTTTCTTGTCGTCGCTATATGCTCGCTTCTTATTGTTACATTCCTCATACTTAAATCTGTACTTCATGTAGTCAAACCATATCTAAAGCAGTTGATTAGATTCGTCCAAAGCCGCCCCTATCTCAAACGAATCTTCATCATTTCTCTGATTTGCATACTATCCTTCATTGGATTCTATGCAACAAAGGAACAACCCAAGCCACCGGTCGATAACCGCACTGTAACAAATTCTCGTCCAAAACCAATTACAGATCCATCTATGTCCCGTGAGGAAAAGCAAGAAGCAATCGAAAATCGTTGGAGACAAAAAAATAAGGACGGTGACATTGGATTAAAAGAACGTGGTCCTGGTTGGAATAACGGTGACGAGTTCAATGAGGTGCAAAAATGAGATCAATACGTTGATGGGGTGATTATGTGGAGAGCGCATTTATTGCCTTTTTTGCTTTATTCTTTTTGCTATCTATGCTGTTTGTTCCTGCTATCTTCAGCTACATGGCTTTGCCATATTTTTTTATGATGATGTCACTTTTAGCTGTTGGTAAATTTTACTCCTCAGAAGTAATCTTTTTCGCCCCCGTTATTTTCTTTATCGCCTATTTCTTGGAAATACATTTATCAAACATATCATTTACCATCAACACACCTTGGCCAACTGGTAAAAATGTTACGGGCAACAACAAAGAAGATCATACCCGCATAAAAAGATTGATTATCGTTCATTATATTATGATCATATATATCATCATTGTCTTATCTTACTATGCATATCAATAAGACAAACACAACACATACACGAACTAACACAGAAGATCACAGGGAGGTATCTTCATGGCAAGGATGTCGGTATGTCCATACTGCGGGCATAGGATGCGCAAGCAGTGGGATGCTTGCCCAAAATGCCGTACACCACTGATTCAAGAAGAAGCTTCGGCTAACCCAATCGAGCCGGAAAGCGATTCTGCACCAGCTGAAACCACTCCCCCACCTGCACCAGAAAAGCCACAAGTCACTGAGAAACAGGCAAAAGGTTGTTTGCTCGGATGCGGAACTATCATCCTCCTTGTCCTTTTGCTGATCATCGGATCGTGCTTTGGTTCTCACGGGAAACAAAAAGAAACTGCACAGCAACCTGCAGCCGTGACAGAAACAACAACTCAACCAGAGGCAGAGAATCCTCCTGTAGTTACAAAAGAGGAGCCAAAAGCCCCTGTCGAGGAAGCGGCGCCGCCACCTGCGCCGGCAGTCACAGCAGCATCCCCGCCGGCACAATCAGCGCCGACAGAAAAGATGTATTATGGCAATGGCCCCAATGGTGAAGGAATCAAAGGCCATGTCGGCAAGAATGGCAGGATATACCACATCCCCGGCAGCACGTATTATAATCGCACGAAGCATGTGTCACAGTGGTTTTTCACAGAGCGTGAGGCACGAGAGGCAGGTTATAGACCCCCTAAAAGATGACAGTCCAAATAAGATGGAAAAATCTGCAATTTCTTCCTAGTTAGATTTCCAAGTGGGAAAATATCGCGATTTCTTCCCACATAAAAACCGCCCCCTCTGCGTCAACAGAGAGAGCGGCAGACATGAAGCGAATCATGCCCTATTGCACCTACATATTACCATGATTCGCCTCCCCTTTCAAGGAGGTTTTATTTATGTCCAAGATCAGAATCAGAAAGCGCGGAAAGACGTACTCGTACAGCTTCGATACGTCCAAGAACCCACGCCGCATGAAAGAGAAAGGAGGCTATGCCACCGAAGATGAAGCATATGAAGCAGGTGTAAAAGCCTATGCGGACTGGAAGTCCGGCAACATCGGTATCACATCTGAGAAGGTGAAGCTGCGGGACTACCTCGCCTCATGGCTTGAGAATGTCGTGCGCCCGAACGTGAAGCGGACGACATATCAAAACTATTCCTGCGCAATAAAGCTCCGTGTTCTTCCCCGTTTGGGAGGTATCTTTTTACAAGACCTTTGCCCACGCGATGTTGCTGCGTGGGTGCAGGAACTTGCAAATAAAGGTTTTGCTGCCGGAACGATCATACAGGCGAAGTCTGTACTGTCTGCTGCGCTGAAGTATGCCGTCTATCCGGCAGAGCTCATTGCTGTCAATCCGGCGACGAATATCCCTATCCCCCGCTGTGCGCCGCGCAAGGTGACAAAACGCGTGATCATAACACCGGAGCAGTTTGCCGCCATCCCCAAAGCTGCGACCTGCTACCCCGCCATCAAGATCATGTATCACACGGGAATGCGCATCAGCGAAACACTAGGGCTGACATGGGAGGATATCGACCTGAACACAGGTAAGATTTGTGTCTCACGTCAGCGATTCGAGGCGGGCTATTTTGATACGCCGAAAACAGAGAGCAGCGCGCGTGTATTCTATGCAGACGCATCTTTTATTTCCTACCTCCGCGCGCTTCGCGCTGAGCAAGCAGAGCACCAGATGCGTTTCGGGCAAGCTTATCAACTGGCCTACGAGGATTCACGCGATGATCGGGCTCTGGTTCTTCTCCCGAAGAAACTTCCTGCACCGGATTACCTCCTGCGCCGTTCTCTCGTCTGTATCCGTCCGAATGGGGTCCCACTCCATCACACATCCGTCACGCTTGTTTTGCGAAAGTCAGGGCTCAATCCGCACAGTTTTCGTCATACCCACGCAACGAAGCTGATTGAGGCGGGGGCAAAGCCGGTTGATGTCGCAGCTCGCCTTGGACATGCCAACGCGAACATCACGCAAAACCTCTATGCACACGACACAGAGGATATGATGCAGGAGACTGCTCGCATCTTTGGGGATATTGTAGGCAAGTAATTTTGTAGACAAGTTGTAGACAAATACACTTTATCTTTCTCTAAAGCCTTGAAATAAAAGGGCCTCTTTATCAATTACTTGTTTTGTGATAGAATAAAAATGTTTTGAGATATCGCGGGAGGACAGGCATGAACAGTGAGAAGAGAGTTCTGTATGCGCCACTCTGCGATGCTTTTATATTGGTCTTCGTCGCCGCCCTCGCTCTCGTTCTGACTGCATCGCTACTCGCGCGCGCAGGCATGCCGTTCACGGCGGCGTATCCATGCGGCATTGTTGCCTGTGTCATTGGAACGCTCATGGCTTCGCGCGGCGGAAGGACGCTGATTGCGTTCCCCTCTCCGTCCATTACGGCATGGTTGGTCTATGAGGAGATCATCGCACGCGGCATTGCGTGGCAGGAACTGCTCGGCATCGCTGCGCTCGTCTCCTTCTCAGGAGCTCTGCTCACACGCACAAAATACGCAGCTGCACTCCAGGCGTCGCTTCCTCCGATCATACGGACGGGGCTCATCTTTGGTCTGGGACTTACGATGCTGATAACAGCGGCCCTCTACGCACGTATCCTGCTGCCTTCCCCGTGGGCACTGACTATGGGAGGCACACTCTCCGATCCGCTGACTTACTACACACTGATCGGCGTCCTGCTGGTTCTTCTCCTGCATGCAATGCGCGTGCGCTTTGCTCTGCCGCTCGGAATGGGAATTGTCACTGTCCTCACATGGGCGGAAGGTTTTTGGGAGATTCCTGCAGCGCCGTTTCTCCAACCGGATATACTGACCACGGCATTTGTCCTGACAGCACCGGGCGCAGGTGATTTTCTTCCGGCCGCTGCTCTTGGACTGACGCTCCTGTTCACACTTGCAGTCGAAAGCACAGTCGTACTCTCGGCGCGTACGGATGCAGAAGATCTCCGCACAGAGCAGGGAACACTCTCACGGCTCTTTGCCGTCAGTGGTTTTGGTGCGCTGATCGGATCCTTGCCGCTGAGCATTGCCCCCATCTCCGCTGTTCTTCCCGCACGTGAAGGAGCGCCGTATCTCTGCGGCATTCCTCTGACGGCCTGGATATTCTCTCTGTTTCTCTTCCTGCTGCTGCCCTGCGCTCCGCTTCTGCAGGCAGTCTCAGAGTTCCCTGCGGCACCTGCTGTTGCGCTCGCTGTTCTCGGTCTGATGCTGCTCCTGCGCGCGCTTGCAGTTCTAAGCAGTCTGCATGAGCCGCTCACATTGCGTGAGAGTGCGGTCATTGCGGCCTTTCTGCTCGCAGCATACGATATCAAGACAGGGCTCACAGCTGCACTTCTCACCTGGGTGCTTCTCACGGCAGTATGCGGCGAGCGCCGCCGCATTGCACGCGGCACATGGGAACTGGCAATGCTGCTCACTGTGCTTGCCCTGCTGAAATGGACAACATAAACACAAATCTGGGAGGTTCATCTCTTGCAAAAGGTTATTGTTCTGCGCGGCGCTCTTGCCGCAGCTCTGGCTGTCTTTATTCTGACGTCGGCATCCGGCGAGGCGCGCCGCGTGCATGATCCGGATAAAGCGACGAAGATTCGTACGGAGCGCACGACAAACGCCCCTAAAAACAATGATTTCCGTGCGCGGATCGATGCACTCATGAAAAACGCGAACGAGATCAATGCACCTGTGCGGGAGGACGATTCTCCCTTCAGCGTTCCAAAGACGCTCTCTGAGTATGACACGGCCATCATCGGCACCCCCCTTGCGAGTCAGGAACAATGCGTGAGCTATCTGCTCAGTGTGAACCCGCATCCGGCGATCTCCGTTTCACCGCGTGAACTCGTCGCCTACTACTACGAGGAGGGTGCGCGCGAGGGCATCCGTCCCGACGTGGCATTTGCACAGGCGCTCAAGGAAACCGGCTTCTTTCGTTACGGCGGAACGGTAACGCCCGATCAGAACAACTACTGCGGGCTCGGCACAACGAGCACGGAGATCAAGGGGGCCTACTTCGCCACCTCACAAATCGGTGTGCGCGCTCATATCCAACATCTGCTCGCCTATGCCTCAACGCGCAGACCCGTACGCCCCGTCGTTGACCCCAGATATAATCTCGTACGCAATGTCTACGGCACCATTACCCTCGGGAACTGGCAGGATCTCAACGGCCGCTGGGCAGTTCCCGGCGACTCATACGGACAGAGCATCCTGTCGAC